TTTTAATATTTTTATATTTTCGTTTGTTTGGATCCATTGCCGAGCCAGCCACTTCCTCAAAAAAGCTACGATCATTCATTAGCTCGCCATACGCTTTATAGCCTAATAAAATCTTTTCAGGCTTTTTACCTTCAGCCACTAATTTACCGAGAGTATCTTCTAGTTTTTTAACAGTTAAAATCGCCATTTCAATTAGAGCTCAAAAACAAAAAGACATTATCACTTAATTTTATGAATAAATAATGTCAAAAAAGCCCACCATTTGGCGAGCTTTTAAATCAATCTAGTGCTTTAACGTACACTTCGATCACTATATCACGAATATCGCATACCCCGTGCGCACAGTCAAACGGTTTTTTTAAACATATCAAAAGTTAAGTGAGGATAGCGACACTTCACAAATGCCAGTCCACACTTCAGGTCTTGGCGGATCTGGAGTACAGAGGTATCGTTGCTTTCAGCGATATCACGCAATGAATTACCCATTACATAATGAGACCATAATGTTGATACCCATTCCTGAACAATTTCATCTTCAATTGTTTTTAATTCAATAATCACTCGCTGAATTGCACGCGCTTCATTGTCATCAATTTGACAGCGAATACCACGGCGCTGAGTGCATAAACGATCCTTAAGCGTTTTATCACTCATGTACATTGCCAGAAGACGTTCACGCTGTTCCTGGGTAATTCGTCGAGTAGGCATAGTTTTCACCATGACCACCATGGTTTCGGTATCCCCATTCATCCAAGCCCCAAACTGACGAAACCAATCCTCAGCACTAAACTTAGTCCAATCCATAGCCTGCATAATCGTTACTGCTGCATTCATCGTATTTCCCCTACCATCATCTCTATCTGCTGGATCGCGTGACCTGACTTCACTTGATCTGTACTAAACCGTATTACCTGAAAACCCATCATTGTTGCGGCGTTATATTTTTCCATGTCCCCGATATACCCCTTGCCTCTGGTATGCCTCCCTCCACTCCAGATCCCACCTTCAACCTCTACCAAAATCTTTTTATCAATTAAGTGAAAATCTGCTCTCCACTTACGTTCAGGATGAAAATAAAACTCCTGCTCAAATTTAATTTTTAATGCTTGTAATTCTCTGGCCAGCTTCGCTTCAAACTCATTCGGTATTTTTTCACCTTTGACCTTAGGGCGTGTGGAGCGCCCTTTCGATCTGGTGGCTTTAACCATTTTTTTGTATTCAGCGATTGAGTAGCTGGTCATGTATCCCCCGTAGCACGCACCCCAAATAACTGCTTGGTCTTTTCTGTAGCCACATATAACCTGGTGCAGTGATTACACCTAAAGGCCAGATATCCCGCCTGAACCAGACCGCGTAATTTCCGATTTAGAGAGGATCTGGTTTTGTCACATACATGCTCTTCAAGCTCAGCTGACGTGACCTCATGTTTAGAAAAGGCCACATACACTAGGATGTCCTTGATTTCTTCGAAACGCTGGATGCTCGGTATGTTCACACCACACCTCCTACACGCTGATCCACCCAATTGCACTCCATTACGGTTAAACCACCTTGCTGAAATCGAGACCAAAGACGATCACCTAAATCCTTTTGAAGCTCAGCCAATGTCAGGTTCGAAATCAGCATGGTCGGCTTCATGCGGTCATAGCGTGCATACAAAACCTTGTGCACCAGCTCTCTACGCTTATCACGGTCATGCAGTCCATATTCATCCAGGATTAACAGGTCATACTGAGTGAAGTCATAAATCACAGACTTCTCTGTAGCGTCCGGCTGCTCCCAGGCGTTCATGATTCTCTGTGCCATGTCCTCACTGGTGATGTAACGTGCATATTTGCCCTTGTTGAGCAATGTCCGAGCTGTTGCGCAGCTGAGATGAGTTTTTCCTGTACCAGTAGGTCCTACCATTACAAAGTTATTTTTGTGACCACTGATCATGTTTTTGGCAAAGGAAACAACCAGATTCAATGCATTCTGTTGACCAGCATGCTGAACGATATAATTCTTAAAACCTGACTCAGCATGACGTTCTGGAAGCATTGCACCAGCAAAGTGTTTTTCACGTACGGTACGATCAATTTCGGCCTGTGCATTTCGCTTTTGTTCTTCCAGGAACTCTACGGCGCATTGTGGGCACTTCTGGAATGGCCCAGCTTGTACCATAGGGGTTTTGTGTTTCGAGCAGATCTCTTGTGTTTGTTTCAATCCCTGATTCAGCATCGACATTGCGTTCATACGAAGTCCTCCGGGATATGGACTGGTGAATTCACTGGTGCATGTTGCTTTACCGGTTGATTGTTCCAGGCAGTGTTCACATCCAGATTAGAATTTTGTTTTTCAGAGGATTGATATGTTTTTTGAGTGTATTTACGTTTGATCCACTTCACAAAGTTTGAATACATCTGGGTGTCTGTAATCAAGCCTGCGTTCAAACGTGGTTCGTAATGGGCATTCACTTCAAGCAAAATCTGATTCACCAGCTCTTGAGTCATCGGAGTTTCACCTGATCGTTGCAACCAGGAATTCAGAGAATGCAAATCTGGCGTCCAAAGTTTTAGAACCTGATCAACTGAATTTTCTTGCGCGTTTCTCTCTTTAAAGTTTTCTTTAAATGTTTCTTTAAGTGTTTCTTTAATAGTGCCCCGTTCAACGGTACTAGTCCCGTCACCTTTCGCGGTACTAGTCCCGTCCCGTTTGGTGGTACTAGTCCCATCACCTTTAAGGGTACTACCCTCATTTGGTACTAGTCCCTTTTCGCGGTACTGGTCAGGAGTGAATAAATATTCATTCAAACAGCCTGTTGTTCTCTCGACTTTGATCAAGCCAAGCTCTTCCAGATCGCGAATACATGACATAACCGTATCGCGTTTTTTAATCCCGCAGTACTTTTGAAATTGAGTGATAGCAATTGGATGTGAGGCGCGATCAAACCCTATGGTTTGACGCATGACAAACATTAAACACTTGAATGCCTTATCGTTTAACTGGGCCATGATCTGACCATCAATTAAACCATTTGGCATCTTGGTGTAGCGCTCTTCTTTATTCGACATAGCTTTGCGCTCATTTTTTGGAAAATGAACTACTTGCCCTTGAGGTATTGGTGGTTCATGTGCTAGATTTGATTTCATATTTAAAATTCTCTCTAAGTATTTTGAATACAAAAAGCCTGATCTCAAAAATCAGGCTTTTTCTTTTTGTGTGAATTTATGCATTTGCTTGCTTAAAGCCATATCCGCTGCTTTAGCGTTTTCAATAATGCGGTTAAGAATTTCACTCGCTTCTGCATACTCTTGCGGTGTTACCATCCCATCCTCTAAAACCTCATAAACCTTTTGATTGGCTTTTCCAGTTTCAGAATTCATTTGAAGCAATGCTTCCACGATAGTCATCTGACGATGTGTGCCTTCTCCACCTGCCGGCATAAGAACAAAACCAAGCATATGAGCCCAAACTTTCAGAACTACCGGGTTTTGGGTCAAAAGCATGATTGCTTCAAACTTCTTAAGACTTGGATCATGGTTTTCCATATTTGGATTGCCATAGTTGCAAATCGTCTTGTGAGCATCACCAGTAACTTGAGCAATATCCTTTGGATCAAATCCTTCAGACTGATTAATCATCTGATGAATCGCTATTCTCGTTTCTTTCTTTAGAATCATGTGAATCCCTGTTTTTGTTCACGTTTCTTTAAAACGTTTACTGATTGATAATTGGTTTAAGCAGCCCTTTCAGCTCAGTTTTTATTAATCTTGGCGGTAATTCTGATTCTCACTAGGCAACTTTCTTACTATGCTTAAGTGGTTGTTTACCATTGACCAAATCCCTAATTTGATATTGACGTGCTAAAGGAATTTTATTTTCATCCCACTGACTAATAGCGTTATGACTAATGCCTAACCGCACTGCTAGTTGAGTGACAGAGCAGTTAAGGAGCTTTAATGCTTCTGACTTTGTCATTAGATAAATCCATCAAAAAGTAACTTAACTTACCTTATTAAACAGCATAAAACTTACCTAGTCAAATGGTAAGATTCCTTACATATTGAAATGGCTTAAAATTATGGAAACATTAGGCTCTCGACTTAAAACTTTAAGAAAAACTAAAAAACTTACTCAACAACAAATTGCTGATGCAATTGGGGTTTCCAAAACATCTGTTATTTATTGGGAAAGGGGTGATAATTTACCCAAGCATGAAAGCCTAACCGCTCTTGCTACCGTATTAGGAGTTAATACTGATTATCTTTTGTATGGTAAAGGTACTTATGTAATAGAACCTAATGTTTCTTCTCCTATTCCTCTTGCTGGCCGCCTAATTCCAGTAATCTCTTGGGTACAAGCTGGATCTTGGACCTCTGTTGAGTCAGTACCAGCTGGGACTCAATTCGATGAATGGCTGCCACCTAACCCAAAATGTGGAAAGAATGGCTATGGCCTTGAAGTGGTCGGCGAGTCGATGCTCCCTGATTTTCGTCCAGGCGATAAGATTTATGTAAATCCAGACTTTCAACCAGATGACCTCAAGACTGGAGATTTGGTGATCATGTCTTGTGAAGGCGAGGCGGAAGCAACATTTAAGAAGTTAATTGTTGAAAGCGGGAGTATGTATTTGCAACCTCTAAACCCAGACTGGCCGGAAAAGACTATGCCATTAATGGATGGATGTAAGTTGGTGGGTAAAGTTGTTGGGCTATATAGAGATGTTTAATTTAACTTAGGGGTAAATCCATGAATTTTCTTAATCAACATTTTTCTGAAATATTATCTTTCTTGGGTGGCTTAATAGCAGGTGGTATTGGTGGCATAAGCTTTACTAAATATTTCAATAAAGTCGATAATTCTAAAAAAGTTACTCAGAAAAACATCAAGGCTAGGGGTGATGTTGCTGGCGGTAATATAAATAAAAAGAAATGATAAAATGACTTTACAACATAATCTTGCAGCTGGTGGTGATGTTGCTGGTGGTAATATTGATAAATCACACAAAAGTTATCATTTTAACGTACCTGCAAATGGACATGTATCATTACTTCAGCCCTTTTTAGATATAATTGAAAAATTAGAAAAAGGTCACGAAGTTGATATTGAAAATGAGTTAGAAGATATTGATCATTATTCCCAACAGCATCGCACGGATAAAAGAGGATTGGCCCAGAAACTAAATGATTCGGGTCGGGCATATATGGTTGATGAGGCTTTAAGATATAAGATGAAGGCAGCTAGATTTATATTAAAAAATCAAGATAAACCAGCCTTACAATATCTTATAGGTAGGATATTAAGTAAAATAAAGATTACTTACGATTCATTAGTTGTACCCTTAATACAAGCAGATGCCCCGATACAAACAATTGAGGAAATAATTTTTAAAGAAGTCATTACCCCTATTCAAAATACATTAATAGGCACTCCTTTATCCTCTAATGATGATTGTGTAATTCATCTAATGTATTTTCTAGCTGGTAATTGTCATATTTGTTGGGATAAAAAATGTTAATTTATCATCCAGCTTTTGATTCAAGCAACTGTTGCTATAGATTTATAACTCTTTTTAATAATCTAATTCCTAGTATTTCACTAGAAAAAGATAGATTAAAAATTATAGATTTCTATATAGTTTTTCCAAAAAAACTTAGTGCAACTCGCGTTCCTAATGAATTTAAAAGGCTTAAAGCTGAATTAAGAAAAATAGATGATACATACAGACCATGTAGTAATCCATTTTTTATGGCTAAGAAAATGGAAGGAATACAAGAACAAGTTTTAAATAAACTTGTTAGTAATAAAATATTAAAGCTTGATAGGAAGTTAAACAAATATAGTAGAGGGGAAAATTTTTCGAAATTTATAATTAATGGAAATTTAAGCCCCCTACTTAACAAAGAGACAGAAAGAGTTTTTCTTCAGTATTTAACCACTTACCCGTTAAAAGGTAAAGATGGTATTAAGCATCGAACTCTTTTAATGGAATATAGATATGACAACATATAATACATTTATTATTAATAATTTAACCTGCTTGAAATCTGAAAGAAAAGTACTAGACCTTAATTTCACCATTGGTTTGAATGTCATATATGGTAATAATAGTGTTGGAAAATCAACAATTTTAGATTTATTAGCTTACTCTCTTGGTGCAGAGAATATTAAATTTAAACCAGCTGCTTTAAGTTGTGACTTTATAATTGTTGAAGTTAATATTCAAGAATCAACAATAACTGTTAAAAGAGAAATAAAAAATTCTCGAGCACCTCTTTTAGTTTTTTTTGGAAATATTAGTCAATCATTGAATGCACCTGAAACTGAATGGTTAAAACTACCTTATAACTCGACTGAAGAGAAAGCAGGTTTCTCTAAATTTTTCTTAGATTATTTAAATTATCCTTCAACCGTTTCTACAGAAACAAGTATTACTACTCATCAAATATTACGCTTATTATATGCAGAACAAAAAAATAATTATTTACCAATTTACAGAGACGATCAGTGGGATAATTCTGAAAAGCGTACTGCAATAAGAGATTATATCTTAGGAGTATTCAGTGGAGAGCTATATGAATTACAACTAGAGCGTAGAAAAACTGATAAGGAATTAAATTCTACGATTAATCGAATTCAATCTTTTTTTCAAATTGTTGGTAAAACTTCAGAGCATCTAATTGAAGATTTCCTGTTATCTGAAAAGTATAGTTTAGAAAAACAAAAAGAGGCTGTTCTTGAAAAAATATATAATT